TTCACTCTTTATATTAAGTGATATTGACAACTTGCATAACAGCATATCCAAGTATATCCTGTGCTAAACTAGCAGGAACCCCCCCTCTGTCATGAGGTTAGATTAGTGTTAATATGTAGACAGACATGCCTAATCACGGCGATTATAAGATTTGATTTTGATTCACCTCAATTGAAAGATGATTTTCTTATAGGCCCTTAGCCAGGGTCATTTGTGTCTTTAAGGTTATTTAAACCTCGCCAGACAAGCCATCAGTATAAGATGTTAAAACCGTTTGATATACATCGAACTATAATCTGTGGTAATGTAGACTGAAATCACGCAGACTGTGAAGTGTTATGATGCTTCCTTTCTGCTTCACCTTCCTCTATATTACTGTGTTAAGGATACCGAAAGGTATTTCCCTAAGCGAAGCCCTAGTGATACGATTCACATCGGTCGTCACGATAATGGCCACTTAAAAGAATTATAGCGTATTGAAAAATGTGATCTTCTGCTGTTCTAAGAAGCCAAAGAGAATAGAGCACGGTTAAATACAACATATTCGAGTAAGTTGTATGGTTCGCAGACCACAAGTGTGGTAAACTGCAATCTCCCTCGATACCTCCTAATAGATTGGAGTGACAGCATGAAATAAGTATGTTGACGCTGGAAAGACAGCCAGAACCAAGGCAGGGTGCAACCACATACCCGTGTATGTGGCCGAGATTTAGTGTGCATAAGCATGCAAACGGTAAAGCCTCAAAGAGCCGAGGAGATAATTTCATCGCTGAAAAGCGAAGGCGAGCTGGCATTCTTACTGCCCAGTGGTTAATCCCGACCCAGATTATTAAGAGGGACTTTTACGAAACCGACGATTGCAACCATGAGAACGACCAGTCCTAACGTGGACAATCTTTTTATGGAGATGATATCTTCAATAGCTTTTGGCAAACAATCAACACACCTTCCGTCCTCCCAACCGGGGACATGTACTTCAGCACTTAACAGTGCACGTAGGATTTATGGATTTGATGATAGGGAGGATGTACCACTATTTTTAGTTCGGTACTGGCTAGCATATTTAGTGCTATTGGTAG